GAAAAGTCAGAGTTACCTTGGTTCATCGTCAACCCCAATACTGAGGGCTGGGGATATTGCGAACCAAGCGGCTTTGAGTTGCCGTATGTGGGACGTGAATTTGTCCACGGCGTTGTGGACTGCTACAGCCTTTGCCGTGATTGGTACGGAAGAGAGCGGGGACTAAAGCTGCAAGATTATGACCGCCGTGACCAATGGTGGGAGCATGGTCAGAACCTGTACCTAGAGAACTTCGAGAAAGAAGGGTTCCACAAGATTCCGGTTGAGCAGCTACAAAGCGGTGATGCGTTGTTGATGCAGCTGGTTTCACCGGTCCCGAACCATGCTGCGATTTACCTGGGTGACTCGCAGATTTTGCATCATGTACAGGGAAGGCTGTCTAGCAGGGATGTTTACACGCTTGGCGGCTATTATGGGATGAGCACTGCTTGCGCCTTAAGACATGAAAGTTGTTAAGGTCTACGGCGCGTTGAGGAAACGGCTAGGCCAGTGTCGGTTTGAGTTTGAGGCAGCAACACCAGCGCAGGCACTAAAAGCATTGTGCGTAAATTTCCCTGGACTTGACAAGTGGTTACTTGATAGCGAAAAAGATGGTGTTAGTTATCGAGTAACTATTGGTAAGGAACGTGTTATTGATGACCTGAGCCCGTTAGTAATGCCTTGGAGCGAAAAAGAAGTTTTTAGTATCACGCCTATCATCGCAGGTGCAGGCAGAGGGTTTGGCGCGATTGCCGCTGGCATTGGGCTGATCACCCTTGCAATTCTTGCTCCTGGGGCTGGTTTTGCGCTATCAGCTGGTGGCTTTACAACAACAGGCGCTGCTGCGACCATGGTTGCCGCTCCAGGTTTTGCATTGGCTAGCGGCCTAGCTGTTATAGCAGGCAACATTGGTATTGGTTTGGTGCTTTTAGGCGTTGCTCAAGTGCTTTCGCCGCAACCTCAGTTTTCAAAGCTTGGAGAGCTTGAGGAATCAGCGGAGCTTGAGTCTTTTACGTTCTCTAATGTTGTAAACACATCAAAACAAGGTTTGCCCGTGCAAATAGCGTATGGGCGAGTATTTGTTGGATCGGCAATTATCTCTACCGGTCTTGACGTTGATGGGGTGAGAGGATGACACAAGCTAAATACGTTGCAGGTTCTGGCGGCGGCGGCGGCTGTTTTACCGGCGACACTCTTGTATCTGTTCCCGGAAGAACTCAACGCATTGATGAAATAAAAGTTGGTGATAATGTTTGCAGTTTTGATCACAAAGGTGCCATCCATGAAGCCAAAGTATTAAAAGTTCATGAGCATAAAGGAGAAGAAGTTGTTAGGTATAAGCTTTGGGGCGATAGTTTTTTAGACGCAACACCTAATCATTGGGTGTTAAATCAGTACAACGCCTTTGTGGGCATTGGAACGTTAGGCGCTGATGATTGCATCGTTGATGAACAGGGTCATTTGCGGCCAATAATTAGCCGCACTGATCTTGGGGAACATACGGTTTATAACTTGACCGTGGAAAACCAGCACACTTTCATTGCTAATGGTGTGCGCGTTCATAACGCTGGGCTAGGGGCGCGTGTTGCTGGTTCTGGTGGTGGTGGTGGTGGCGGCAAAGGCGGCGGTGGATCTTCTCATACACCAACAGAGGCTGACGATACTCTTCAGTCAGTTCAATTTGCAAACGTCCTTGACCTAATTAGTGAAGGTGAAATCCAAGGCTTAGATGATGGCAACAAAAGCATTTTCTTAGAAGACACTCCAATCGAGAATGCTGATGGCTCAAGCAATTTTGGAAACTTTTCAGTTGTTACGCGCACTGGAACGCAAACCCAAACTCATATATCCGGTGATTTGGGTTCAACCCAGTCAGAAGAATCAGTCAATACTGAAGTAACTAACGGCACTTCCGTTACTCGATCAATTACGGATACTGATGTAGATCGAGTTCGCGTCACACTTACAATTCCAGCCCTTCGAGTTGTTGAAAACAATGGCGACATTGTTGGACATTCAGTTGCAATCAAAATTCAAGTTCAGTACAACGGCGGCGGCTTTAACGACGTAATTTCGGACACAGTATCAGGCAAAAGTAGTGCAAGATACCAACGTGACTACATGGTCACGCTTAGCGGTGCTTTCCCTGTTGATATACGAATGGTGCGCGTAAGTGGTGACGAAAGCAGTACGCGCCGTTCCAGCTCGACATTTTTTCAATCTTATACAGAGATTATTGATGAAAAGTTCCGTTATCCCAACTCTGCATTAGTTGGCCTGCGTTTTGATTCTCGTCAGTTTGGCAGCGTTCCGTCTCGGAAATATCTGATCCGAGGCATCAAAGTCAAGATTCCAAGTAATGCGACGGTAGATACAACTACGCATCTTGGAAGGATTACATATTCTGGCGTTTGGGATGGCACGTTTCAAGCAGCAACTTGGACAAACGACCCTGCCTGGTGTCTCTACAATTTGCTTATAAATGACCGTTTCGGGGCGGGCGTTCCAGAGGATACGCTTGACCGCTATGACTTTTTCTCGATTAGCCAATATTGCAACGTTTTAGTTAGTGACGGGAAAGGAGGTCAAGAGCCACGGTTCAGCCTCAACATGCTGATCAATAGCCGCGATGAAGTCTATAACGTCATTCAACAGCTAACTGCTGTTTTCCGTGGTATTGCATATTACGGCTCTGGATCGTTGGTGTTGTTGCAAGACAAGCCCACAGATGCTCAGTATTTACTCGGGCCATCCAACGTTGCCGGTGGAACGTTCTCGTATTCTGGATCGGCACAAAAATCCCGTCACACCGTTGCCGTTGTGGCATGGCAGTCGTATGACACCCGTGGAAAGGTTGAATATGAATACGTTGAAGATCACGCAGCTGTCGCTAAGTATGGCCTTATTAAAAAAGACATTAAAGCCGTCGGTTGCTATAGCCAAGGGCAGGCCCATCGCCTTGGCAAGTGGACATTACTATCAGAGCAAAACTTGACTGAAACTTGCGAGTTTGCTGTTGCGATTGAAAGCGGCATCCTTGTTCGCCCAGGAATGGTGGTTGATATTGCCGACCCAGTGCGAGGTGGAACGCGAAGAAGCGGACGAGTCAGCTCTGCAACTACTACTGTCGTCACAGTGGATAGCACCACTGACCTTTCGGTAGACACTACGAAAAGTCCAACTATTTCAGTAATGATGCCAACCGGTTTGGCAGAAACCAAAAGCATAGATAGCATTTCAGGCGCAGAAATTACTGTGACTGAAGCCTTCAGTGAAGCCCCGAATGCAGCTGCGGTCTACATGATCGAAACAACTGACATTCAGGTTCAAAAGTTTCGAGTGCTGTCAGTAGCTGAATCAGGCGATGGCGTTTACGGCGTAAGTGCTATTGCCTACAACGAATCAATCTATGCAGCTATCGAAGAAGACATTGCGCTAACAACGCGAGACATCACAAACCTTTCGACTACGCCTTCTGCTCCAGAAAATCTTGCAGGTACTGAGTTCCTGTATCAAGAAGGTCAAACGGTCCACACTGGTTTTGACTTTAGCTGGACTCATGACCGTCTTAATACCAACGACTTTGTTGTTAAGTACAAGATCGACGATGATAATTTCATCACGCTTGTAACTAGCAACCCATCAATCACGATCAGAACGTTACGCGCTGGAACGCTAAGTGTGCAAGCCTTCGCTCGAAATTATCTTGGCAAGCAAAGCACAATCTCAACGGCTACGTTTGCTCTTGCTGGTAAAACGGCAGTTCCTGGCGATATTCAAAACCTGTCAATTGAAGCAATTAGCGCCAACAGTGCTCGTTTGAGGTGGGATCAAACAGTCGATTTAGACGTGAAGGTCAACGGTTTGGTGCATATTAAGCACAGCAGTCTGACAGATGGTTCAGCTACTTGGCCTAACTCTGTTGATCTGATTCCTGCTGTTGCTGGCAACTCAACTGAAGCAATTGTGCCGCTAGTGGCTGGCGAGATATTTGCCAAATTTGAAGATGATCTAGGGAACAAAAGCACGAACGCAACCAGCGTGCTTATGCAATTCCCTGACACGTTGGGACGTTTGATCATTGAAACGCGCAGGGAAGATCAAGACAGCCCGCCTTATCAAGGCACAAAAACCAATTGTTTTTATAGCAGCGAGAATAGTGCGTTGACTATTGATGGTGATGATGACCTTGACGATGTGACGGATTTTGATGCGATCACGTCGTTTGACTTCCTTGGAAACATTCTTAGTTCTGCCGAGTATCAGTTCGTCAATACGTTAGATCTAGGCGCAAGATTCTCATTGGATCTTCAGCGACGCTTTGCCACTCGCGCATTTTTCCCGAACGACGCAATCGATGCACGCATCGCGCTGATCGATACCTGGAATGATTTTGATGGCACGGAGGCTGATGCTGTTAATGCCAAGATGTATTTTAGAAGCACTAATAGCGACCCATCAGGCAGCCCAACTTATGGGGCATGGCAGGAGTTTGTTTCTGGAACGTTTGAGGCTAGAGCGTTCCAGTTCAAGGCAGAGCTGAAAAGCTCTGACGTTGCACAGAACATCTTGATTGATGAACTGGGCTTTGAGGCAACCTTCCAGCGGCGGCAAGAGAACAGCAACGGCACGACGGCTTCTGGCACTAGCACCAAAAGCGTGGCGTTCGACAAAGCCTTTTTCACGGGTGCAACAGGGCTTGGCGGGGCAAATGCTTATTTGCCGAGCGTTGCGATCACAGTTCAAAACCTTGGCAATGGCGAACGACTAAACGTCAGCAATGTCAGCGCCACTGGGTTTGATTTAGATATTTTGGACGGCAGTAACAACAACGTGAATCGAAACTTCACCTATGCGGCTGTGGGTTATGGGAAGGCCGTTTAAGATGGGGGCAATGCTGTCCGCAACGGATTAAGAAATGGCCAATCATGACTATGTGATCGCCAATGGGACGGGCGCGGCTGTCCGTGCTGATCTGAATAATGCCCTTGCGGCAATTGTTAGCAATAATTCCAGCAGCTCAGAGCCATCGACCAAATATGCCTATCAATGGTGGGCAGACACAACGACCGGTCAGCTGAAGTTAAGGAACGCAGCAAACAACGGTTGGGTCACAATTTTCGAGCTTGACGGCACGATGCTGATGGAGGACGGCACTGTTTCGGCTCCTGGGTTGGCGTTTGCGTCTGACCTAAATACTGGTTTCTTCAGCGGCGGTGCTGACAAGCTTAACTTTGCGACTGGTGGCGTTGAGCGTTTAGAGATTGGCAGTTCTGAAGTTGTATTTAACGACGGCAGTAATGATGTTGACTTCCGCGTGGAGTCAAACGGCCAGACTCACATGCTGTTTGTCGATGGTGGAAATGATGCGATTGGGATTGGAACGTCGTCGCCTAGCAGTTTTGATAGCGAAGCAAACAATTTAGTTGTTGGCAATGGCGTTGGAGACAATGGCATAACTATTTTTGGGGGCAGTTCTGCTGGCGATCATGGGTCAATTTTCTTTGCTGATAGCAGTTCAGGTGGTGCCGCAAAGAGAGGACAAATTCGTTATGAACAAAATAACGAAGTTATGTCATTTCATACAGCCGAAACAGAAAGGTGTCGAGTCGACCTGTCGGGCAGGCTGTTGGTGGGCAGCACAAGCGCGTATGTATCAGACGCTAATTTCCAAGTAACAGACGATACTAACGCTAAATTTGTAATAAGTAATCCTGGCAATGCGACATACTCATTAGCGGTTGGTACAGATAACGCTCTCGCGTTTAAAGACGAATCAAATGCTACAGAAAGAATGAGGCTGGATATAAGTGGGCGGCTGTTAGCGGGTCTGACTTCAAGTTCAAAAAATGCCAGAATTGTCGCCCAAGGTAACAGCGATAATGCTGCAAGTAGCGCAGAAGTTTATCTACAGCGAGGTACAGCTACTCCTCCTGATGGTACAGATCTTGCAACTATTCATTTTGCAGATAACACGGGGGCCGCTGGTGTTGATATTAGAGGCCAAAGAGACGGCGGCACTTGGAGTGGATCGTCTAAACCAGGACGACTCGTATTTTCGACCACTGCCGATGGTGCGTCGAGCCCTACGGAGCGAGTCCGCCTCACCAGCTCGGGCAGGCTGGGAGTAAATACTTCAAGTCCTGAAACGTTTTTACATGTTGATAGTAGTAATACTGCGAAGAGTATTGTATTAAGCCGCAATGGTGGCGTATCAGGCAGGAGACCTTTTGGTATTGGTATTGCTGGTGGAACTGATGCAACTTTAAGGATTAGCTGCTCAAGTGATACATCAGGAGCAAACGCATTTGATAATCAGTTAATTGACATCGAAAACTCGGGCACAGTTTTAATTGGTCAAACTACCGGATCTTTTGGAGCCACAGGACATATTCTTAGCTATCAAGGTCAAGCTTTTCATGTTGTTTCGGGCGACACTCCTCTATTGCTAAACAGGCAAGGAAATGACGGAGAAATTGTTAGAATTGCTCAAGGCAATGTTACAGAAGGGAACATTACCGTAAGTGGTTCTACTGTTTCTTACAACGGCGCTCACCTTTCTCGCTGGTCACAGCTTGCAGCTGGTGCAGCACGCACCGAAATTTTGCGTGGTTCTGTATTAAGCAACCTTGATGAAATGTGCGAGTGGGGCGAAGAAGATAATGAACAGCTAAACCGCATGAAAGTAAGCGATACCGAAGGCGACAAAAACGTTTCTGGTGTATTCCAAACCTGGGACGATGACGATGACACCTACACCAACGACTTCTATTGCGCGATGACAGGTGACTTTGTTATTCGTATCGCTCAAGGCACAACAGTTGCACGCGGAGATCTGCTGATGTCTGCTGGTGATGGAACGGCAAAGCCTCAAGATGATGACATCGTGCGGTCCAAAACAATTGCCAAGGTCACTAGCACCACAGTTTCAGAAACTTATGCAGACAACAGCTATTGCGTACCTTGTGTGCTGATGGCTTGCTGATCATCAACCCGCCCCGTGGCAACGCGGGGCTTCCAAGTTACAATGACCCTATTGCTTCTTTTTCATGGCTAACACCTACGTTTGGAAAATTGTTGATCTGAATCGTGACTTAAGTGACGATTTTGCAAACACAGCTCATTACACCGTGACGGCGATTAGCGATCAGAAGGATTCTGACGGCAACGCTTACAATTCTGGCGCTTACGGCAGCATTGGCTTGGATCGTCCTGACAGCCTGGCTGCTTTTGAAGATCTAACTGAGGCTGACATTGTTGCTTCTGTTAAAGCCAAGCTTGGCGGTGCAGAAAAAGTGACTGAGATTGAAACGCAACTTGCGGCACGAATTACAGAACAAGTTACGCCAACCAGTGCGTCTGGCAAGCCTTCCGGCTGGGCGTAATGAAAAGACCTGACCCAATGATTTCTAGCTTGCCCGGTGCAGAAGATACCGAGGTTCAATCCAATAAACAGGCGTGGATAGAAGCCCTGTATAAATACGAAGGCCGTGATGACAAGGATCATCCAATGCACGGCTTGTATACGGGGCTAATGAAGAAACACGGCCAGACGATGAGCACCGATGGCTAAACCCAGCGGCTCATCTGAGGTTGATTTCATCAAGGGCAAGCCCAAAAAAACCCGCCAGGGTAATGGGAAGCATTCCAAACCGTCCCATAGAAGGAAGCCACTTAGGGGTCAAGGCAAGTAAACTCTGAGTGGTTTTGCTTAGTTTCATGATCAAATCTTTATTGTGTACTGCTGGCGTTATTGCTTGCGGTGTTGCCTTAGCTCCATCTGCACAGGCTGATGGCTTCTACATCAACCCAGAATGGAACGGCGCTTGGAGTGGTTCAAACTTTGGCGGCGCTGTAATGGACGCTGGCATCGGTTATGAAAAAGGTGCATTTTTCATCCAGGGAGGACCTAGTTGGCTACAACCTGATGGTGGCGAGACCGAGGTTGGTTTCTCTGCAAAGACTGGTGTTAGCGCGTCAGTTGCAGAAAATCTTGGCGTCTACGGCGAGGTTTCCTTTGCTAAATACGAGGACATCGACGCTGGCTATGGGCTCAAAGTTGGTGGCAAATTTGCCTTCTAAGTTAAAGTCCTGATGCTTTCCCTAGTAGCCTCACACTGCTAGGGAATTTTTTATGCAAAAACTATTCAACGTGATCAGCGTCCTGTCGTTCGCGATGTCTGGAGCGTTGGTCGGGACAGGCTATTACGCCTTTAGCAAACTGCCAGAACTGAAACAACAGGCAATAGATGAGGCTAAGGCTCTAGTCGGTGAGTTAGTTTCTGGAGCGGTGACAGATGCGATGCCTGGGCAAGTCAAAGAGATGATCCCTGCATTGCCAACCCAGACCGGTCCGGCGCTGCCTTTTTAATGCCTGAGATCCGCACGATTGGGATCAACGACATTCGGAGTTGGAACGGACCAGCTCCAATGTCGATCCCAACCGCTCCACCAGTCACGGTGAACATTGGCACCCCAATCATTGACCTGCCAAGCTTCAATGCGATGGATTACAGGCCGGAGGAGCTAGTTTTTGATCCAGTCGCTCCGGTCCCAGAAACGTCTACGCCTGAGACACCACAAGCGCCAACGCCAGCTACGCCGAATCTTCCCAAGGCGAAAGCGGCAATTGACGAGGATCCTAGGTGCCCTCCCTTGAGGGCCAAAGAGGTCGGAGTTCTTGTCCAAAATGGGTCAAAAAGAATTAAGGGGTATGAGATTCAAGAGGACGGTAAATGCGTCGTCCTATATGAATCAATCAAGTTGCCTGAACAGATGATAAACGCTGTGCCCTCATTACCGGCAGCTACAGCTGTTGCTCTTACGGCTTCAGTGGGTGTTGCGGCAGGTCTAGCGACGCCATTCCTTCTGAAGGTGATCAAGCCTGTTGTGAAGAAAGTGCTGACTAAGGTCTCTAAGGCTTTTGGGAAAAAGGCACTACCTTTATCGGTGTTGGAGCGCCAGAAAGCTCAACGGGCAAAGCGGAAGGGATAGCGTGTTTGTGCTGCAAGACCTGTCCGGGTTTGGGCTTGATTATTACGTCAGCGCAGATTCTAAATATGGGACTTTTGGGATGAAATTCAACGCCACGTAATTTTTGATCGGCGCAGGCGCGAAGTCTTGCCAGCTCAAACTCTAAGCGTTTTGTAGCCAGAAGCTGTTCATGCAGCTTGATGTTGGCATCAACCATCGCCTTGCATCGTGCTTGTAGACCACCATCAAGCGGGATGGTCATTTGCATCGAAAGTCCGCCACTCCAGTTGTGGCTATCTTTTTGGCCCGTTCTTGTTGGCATTGTGTATAGGACGGATCCAGGATTGTCGAGTACCCCATTATCATCAAGATCAGAGAGATCGTATACATCAGACCCATAACTACCCTCAAACGGAAGCTGCCATGATTTGGATCGATTGACATAAGGAGTGACAATTAATTGAGGGCCAGAGCAACGTATTCCGTTACCAAAATCATTGCTAAAATTGGAACTAGGCGCAATCATCGTGGCTTGATTAATAACTGACCCGGAACTTGTGGCTGAAGGAGCTGCTGTAGCTGAAACGCCGCCAATGGTTTCCGCGTTTGCTGGAGCGGCTAGGACTATTGCGAGAAGGTAGAGATAGTGTCGGTGATTTGATTTATTTCCGTGACGCGCTGGATTGTGGTTACGTTCGACAAGCCTGGACCTGAATAGGTTTCTACAAACTGAAACGCTCCACCGGGAGTAGTGATGTTCCACTTCGGTTTGTTGCTTACGTCGAGGGCTGACCATCCGTTGACCGTAGTTGTGCCT